AGCGTCTATTTACGCGCAGCGAAAAGGAATGAGAAAACCCACTAGGGGGAGTGGGTGGTGGTCAACTGAACTGGTGATGGAATGGGCACAGGTCGATACCCGAGCATGAAGGATGACGACTCAAAGGTCGTCGACTTCCCAGGTGCTGCTCCCTCTCGGCAAATGTCGGATGAAGAAGCTCAAGCGAAAGCGCTGGAGCTGCGCCCGAAAGGCTTGTCCGCTGCTGAGCGGAAGATCTGGGCGGAAGACATCCCGGACCTCATCAAGCTTGGTCGGGTAAAGCGTCACCACCGTCAGTTCTTCCGGCAGTACGTCATCGTTGTTGCGCGGATCGACAGGCTCAACCGTTTCCTGAGCAAGGAAGGTTGGACCTACACGACCGAAGGGCGCAACGGCATTCAGAATCGAGCGCGCCCTGAAGCCGCTCAGCTGAACGACGACTGGCGAAAGCTCAACTCGATGATCAACCAGGTGGGCGGAAGTCCGGCCACCGATCAGCGTTTCAACAACCTGCAAGCCGAACTGCCGTTTGAGGACCCCTACGGTTTGTGAGTCGCTACCCCACGCTCACGCGTGACCACCTAGCCGACATCGAGCAGTACGCAAACGATGTGTTGACTGGTGCGCGCGTGGCGGGTCGCTATGAGCGACTCGCTGTCGAGCGTGAGAGTGCAGACCTCGCCCGAATCGGCGATAGCGATTGGCCGTATTTCTTTGATCCGGACGCTGCCCTCAAAGCGATTCGCTTTGTCGAGACATTCCCGCACGTTAAAGGCGAGTGGGCGCGGCATGGCCATGCCGGTCTACTGGATCTGTCCGGCTGGCAGAAGTGGTGCCTCGCGCAGATCTTCGGGTGGAAGGTTGTTGATACCGGCTTGCGGCGCTTTACCTCCGCGGCCATATACGTGGCGCGCAAGAACGGTAAGACCACGCTGGTCTCGCCAGTGGGCCTTTTCATGCTCACGCATGACGGCGAAGTGGGTGCCGAGGTCTACTGCGGCGCCACCAATCAGAAGCAAGCGGACGAAGTGTTCCAGCCCGCCAAGAAGATGGCGGAGCGTAACCCGTTCTTCCGCAAGCGCTTCGGCGTCGATGTGCAGGCGCAGCGCATCGAGAAGATCAGTGATGGCGGCAAGTTCGAGCGCCTGATCGGTAACCCAGGGGATGGCGGTAGCCCCAGCTGCTACATCGGCGATGAGTACCACGAGCACCTCACCGATGCGCAGCGCGAAACCATGGTCACAGGCATGGGCGCCAGGCGGCAGCCTCTTGAGATCATGATCTCAACCGCCGGCTCGAACTGGTACGGCCCTTGCGGGCAGCACTGGAACGAATGCCAGGAAGTGCTTGATGGCGTGCGCAGCGATGAGTCGCAGTTCGCGATCATTTACGCCGCTGACAAGGGTGACGAGTGGGATTCGGACGAGGCGCTGGAAAAGGCCAACCCGAACCTCGGCATTTCGGTGAAGCGGGACTTTCTGCTGCGCGAGCGCGACAAGGCAAAGCAGTCACCGCGCAAGCAGTCCGCGTTCAAAACCAAGCACCTCAACATCTGGGTTGGTGCACGTGATGCCTGGTTGAACATGGACCATTGGAATGCCATGGCCGATCCGTCGCTCAGTGTCGAGCGTTTCGTCGGACAGGAAGGCACCAAAGGCATTGACCTGTCCGAGGTCGATGACCTGACGGCCGATGTGAGCTGTTTCGCATGCGAACTCAGTGGCGAGATGCATTACTACTTCTTCGCGCGCACGTTCGTCACCGCCGCCAAAGTGCAGGAAGTCGCCATCTACCAGGAATGGGTTGAGTCTGGCCATCTGCAGGTGTGCGACGGCAATGCGATCGATTATGAGGATGTCGAGGAAGGCATCCGCCTCGACAGTGAGAGGCACATTTTCAAAGGGTTGTTCTACGACCCCTACGGCGCGGCTGTCCTCGCGCAGGGAATCCATCAGGACACCGCGGTGCCGATCATCAAAGTCGCCCAGAGCTACGGCAACTTTACCGAGCCGATGCGTGGCTTTGAGTCGCTTCTGCGGCAGGGGCGCATCCACCACAACGGTGACCCGGTGCTGGCCTGGTGTCTGGGCAATGTCGTGGCCAAAACCACCATGGACGGAAAGCAGACCCGCCCTGTGAAAGACAACGCCGCCAACAAGATCGACACAGCCGTGGCGATGCTGTTGGCCTTTATCGGCGCTTGGGCGCCGGATGAACAACCACAACGGTCCGTGTACGAGGATCGCGGTGTACTGGAGCTTGAGCTTTGAAATCGAAAACAAAAGTCACCCTAGCTGGGGCAGCGCTGCTGTCTTTGCTGCTGGGTGGCGCTGGCTTGTGGATCTGGGGTGCCTACCTGGTGTGGTTGCCGCTTGCCCCGCTCAGTGCGGGTGCCATGCTGATCTACGCCGCAAAGAGCCTGTCTAGCGAATGAACTGGATGCAGCGCATGGCCGGCTTTGGTCTTAGTCAGTCCGTCAGCGATCAGGATCACTGGTTTTTCCAAGCCTTTGGCGGGCGCACAGGCGCTGGCGTTACGGTCAGCGAGTACAGCGCCATGAACGTGCCAGCCATGTTCGCCTGCGTCTCGCGCATCGCAGACAGCATCGCGCAGCTGCCGTTCCATGCATACCGGCGCACCGCAGACGGCGGGCGGGAGATGGTCACAGATCACCGCGTCAGCCGTCTGTTGCGCAAGCCCAATCCGTACATGAACGCGTTCACGTTCAAGCGCACGCACATCAGTCAGGCGTGTCTGTGGGGTAACGGCTACGCAGAGCAAGAGATCAACGGCCGGGGTGAAGTTGTTCACCTGTGGCCGTTGCTGCCAGATCGCACCGCCATGTTTAAAGCGCAGAGCGGCGATGCATTGAAGTACCGCACGCTGGTGGATGGTCAGAGCTACGAGCTGGATCACGACATGGTCTGCCACGTCAAATCTATCAGCCCGGATGGCTACACCGGTTACTCGATGGTCGGTCTCATGCGCCGGGCCATTGGCATGGCGATTGCCATGGAGGTCTACGGCGAGAAGTTCTTCGAGGGCGATGCAAGGTCCGGCGGCTTTGTTCAGCATCCGCTTACGCTGAGCGAAACCGCGAAGAAGAACCTTTCCGACTCCCTGCAGAAGCAAGGCGGTCTGGACAACGCCCACCGCATCAAGGTGCTGGAAGAGGGCGCCAAGTTCATCCAGACCACCATCCCGCAGGATGATGCCCAGTTCCTCGGCTCGCGCGAGTTCCAGATCAGCGAGTTCGCGCGTGTCTACAACGTGCCGCTGGTGTTGCTGCAAAGTCAGTCCGGGTCAACGGTCTGGGGCACGGGTATCGAGTCGCTCATGATCGGCTTCGTGACCTACAGCCTGGGGCCGTGGATTCGACAGCTGGAAGAGGAGTGGACTGACAAGCTCTTCACCGCTGACGAGCGTGATCAAGGCTACTACGTCAAGTGCACCACCAACGCACTGCTGCGTGGCGATATGGCCGCCAGGGCCGCCTGGTACAAGGCCATGTCCGAGATCAGCGCCTACAACGGCAACGATGTGCGCCGTCTGGAAGATGAGAACCCGCGCGACGGGCTCGACACCCACTACCGCCCCAGTTCCTGGGTGCCTGTCGATGGTGACCAAGGGGGCCAGCCAGCAGCACCAGCGCCATCCCGCGGCCGTAACAGCAAAAAGGTGAACAAATGAAATACCCGCATCTGATGGCCTATATCGCACGTCAGTGCTGGGCCATGGAACCGACCAAGCTGGCCGCCATGTTTGATGCGCTTCGCATCAAATGCGAGGGCGGCGATCTGGACTTCCGTGGCGAGTCAGATAACGGCGGCGTTGCCTACATGGCGCAACAAGCGCGGCTTACGCCAGCGCGTGCCGACAAGCTCGCTGCGGCGTCCGGTGACGTGGCCGTTCTGCCGGTGCGCGGTGTGCTGACGCATCGTATGGGCAGCCTGGAAGAGTCCAGCGGTAACACCACCTGCGAGCGATTGAGTCGCTCGTTGCATGACCTGCTCGGCAATGACCGCGTCAAAGCCATTGTCATGGACATCAACAGCCCTGGCGGCAGCACGGACGGTGTGGCTGAGGTGGCATCTGAGATCCGCGCCGCGCGTGAGATCAAGCCAATCATCGCCAGCGTCAATTGCATGGCCGCCAGTGGGGCGTACTGGATCGCGGCGCAGGCCACTGATATTGCCGTCACGCCGTCGGGTTCCGTTGGGTCCATCGGTGTCTACACCTTGCACATGCAGGCTGCGAAGTTCTTCGAAGAGATGGGTGTGCAGCACACCTTCATCTACGCCGGTGAGCACAAGGTCAAAGGCAATCCCTACGAGCCGCTCAGCGAGGAAACCATCGCCGATTTTCAGAAAGATGTGGATGCCTTCTACGGCATGTTCGTCAACGCCGTGGCCGAAGGTCGTGGCGTCGATGCGTCAGTTGTTCGGGAGAAGTTTGGTCAGGGCCGGATGGTCCTGGCTGAGGCTGCTGTCAAGGCTGGCATGGCGGATCGCGTTGCCACCCTGGAGCAAACCCTCAACCGCTATGGCGCCAGCATGAACGGGCAGAAC